GCTCTTCGTAGTTGTATTGTTCACCCCACTGCTGCTACTGAAACAAACAGCCTGTTCCGTGTAAATAGTGGTACTTATATTGCTGGCCTTACCCTTACAGGTGTGAAGGCAAGTGGTACACGTGGTAACAGTACTATTGATAGTGGTGCTACCTACGGTCTACCTGAGAACCAAGGTTGGAACTTCTCGTTCTATCCTGGGGCAATGATTTATAAGTCTCCTTATATTCAGAATTGTACTAACTTCTCTGATTCGGAGATTAATAACAGCAGCTTGAATCCTCATACCCCTGCTGGTGGTGCTGGTGGTGATACTGATTCGGCAATGACGGGTGGTGGTATCCTTATTGATGGAAGTACGGTTAACGCATCTTCACCACTTCGGTCTATGGTATGTGATAGCTATACCCACGTTGGTCTTGATGGCCCTGGTATCCTAGTTACCAATAACGGTTACTGTCAAGCTACCTCTAGCTACTCCTTCTTTACCCATTATCACATCAAATGTCGTAATGGTGGTCAAGCTAATTTGGCAGCAAGCACCACTGACTTTGGTCGGTATTCGTTGATTGCTGATGGTCGTTCTACAAATGCTATCTTTACAGCAACCACAACTGCTCTTGCCAATAGTGGTTCTATTACCTTTACCATTGGTGCTCCAACTCCTGGCTCTCCTTGGCACGGTACTGCTACCCGTCCCCAGAGCAATATGCTGGTGGACATTGGTGGTAATACCTATCCGATTCTGTCTGCTACGGCAGCCGGTGCTGGATGGACTGTAACTATTAGCCGTCCTGATCCTGCTAATCAATCAAACAACCTTGGTCTTAACGGTTCAGTTGCAGGTGGCTCTGCTGTCTCCTTCTATCTTCGTTCGATGATTGCTTCTAGCGGTCATACGATGGAGTATGTGGGTTCTGGTACCAACTATACCGCCCTTCCCGAGAATGGTGGTGTACCTATTGAAGCCAACCAAGTTGTTGAGCTTAACAATGGTAAAATCTGGGCTGCTATTACTGATCATAATGGTAAGTTTAAGCTTGGTGATACGCTGACCGTTGATCAACAGATTGGTTACGTTACTATTCCGTCTGGTTCTATTGCGTTTGATTTGGCATCTGACCTGACTCCACAACTGGGTGCTAACCTTGATGTTCTTAATCGGACTATTGGTAGCAGCACTGGTGATGTTTCGCTGAGCAGCAATACCATACTGGATAACCAACTACTGTTAAAGTTTGGTGAAGCCACTGGTCACGGTAATAACTGGGTAGCCTTTAGAGCACCTGGAACAGTAGCTAGTAATATCACTTGGACCCTCCCCAATGCTGACGGTACCAACGGCCAATTACTTGGAACCAATGGTACAGGTACTCTTGCTTGGTATTCAGCCCTTGTGTCGGGAGACATTGGCGTCACTGTTCAAGGCTATGACGCGGATACTGCCAAGTATGATGACGCTACTGCAAACTTTACAGGAACACTTCAAAAGGGTGGTTCTAATGTTCTAGTTGCTTCGGACATTGGTACGTCTGTTCAAGGCTACGATGCTGACACCGCAAAGACTGATGTTGCTCAAAGCTTCACCAAAGCCCAACGCGGCGCCTACGTCACCCTCACCGATGCAGCAACTATCGCCACGGACCTTAGCCTTGGCAACCAGTTCCAGGTCACATTGGGCGGCAACAGAACACTTGGTGCTCCAACAAATGTTGTGGCTGGTCAGAGCGGTGTGATCCGTGTTGTCCAGGACGGCACGGGGTCCAGGACGCTTGCCTACAACTCGGTCTTCAAGTTCCCAGGGGGGACTGCACCCACGCTTACGACTGGGGCCAACTCGGTGGATCTTTTGGCCTACCACGTCGAGTCCACCAGCCGCATCGCTGTCCGCCTGATCGCTGACGTCAAATGAGCGTACTTAACAACAGCCTCCTGCTTGGCGCCCCTGCTGCAGCCTCTGGCGGGGTGAGTAGATCACTACGCTTCAACTCCGCCGATTCTGCTTACTTAAGCCGCACTCCCGGATCTGCTGGCGACCGAAACAAGTGGACCTTTTCGTGTTGGGTAAAGCTTGGAGCAGGTCTTGCTAATAACACTTTTTCTGTTTTTACAGCCAATAGTGGAAATACCGGTCTCATAATTCGCAGTGGCTCAGGAGGAAGTCCTTATCAGATTGAATTTGCTACTCAGTCCGGCGCAACTGTTCCTCTTGATTTAATCACAACCAGAGTATTTAGAGACTATGGAGCATGGTTCCATCTTCTATTTTATTTTGATCTTGCAAATTCTACGCAAGCCGATCGAGCGCAAATCTACATCAACGGAGTTCGCGAAACAAATTTTTCCACTAATACTAATACGATAAGCACATCCTCTGTTGGCCGCGACATTAACAATACGTCTGAGCACAGAATAGGCGCGGGCAATGGCTATGCAGACGGCTACCTAGCCGACATCTACTTCATCGACGGCCAAGCCTTAGACCCCACCAACTTCGGCGAGTTCGACGCCACCACCGGCGTGTGGAACCCCAAGGCATACACCGGCAGCTACGGCACCAACGGCTTCCACCTTGAATTCGCGGACAACAGTGCAGCAACCGCGACCACATTAGGGAAGGACACTTCTGGCAACGGCAATAACTGGACGCCGAACAACCTTTCCGTCACCGCTGGTGCAGGCAACGATTCACTTGTTGATACACCAACCAATTCCGGCACAGACACAGCATCCGGTGGTGTTGTTACTGGTAATTACTGTGTTTGGAATGGTGCATCTATTGGTGCGGATGCAACTCTCAGCAATGGAAATCTAGACATCTCTTACGGCAGTTCTGGCACTCGAAACGGAACGATGGGAACGTTTGGGATGTCAAGCGGAAAATGGTACTGGGAGGTCACAATCACTGCCTCTAGTACCACAAATACCAATGCGGTTATTGGTATTTCCAACAAATCGTCAGCCAGTGAAATCAGCAACTATCCCGGCTTTAGCGCAAACGGCTGGGGGTATTACGGCGGCGATGGCAAAAACTACAACAATGGAGTTGATACTGGCTCAGGTGCTACCTACGGAGCCAATGATGTTATCGGAGTTGCATTTGATGCAGATGCCGGAACTCTAGTTTTTTACAAAAACGGAACATCGCAAGGCACTGCATACTCGGGACTGGCAGCCGGTACTTATTTCCCCGGCATTGGCGATGGTGGTAGCACCTCAACATTTTCTGCATCTGCCAATTTTGGCCAACGACCTTTTACGTACCAAACTGCTGGCACCAATCGCCCAGCCTCGACGTACAAAGCACTCTGCACAGCAAACCTGCCCACCCCATCAGTCACAAAGCCTTCCACGGTTTTTGACGCGAAACTATGGACTGGGAACGGTAGCAGCCAATCAATAACAACAAGTTTCAGCCCTGATTTCGTATGGATCAAACAGCGAAATTCAACTGAGTTTCACCGATTATTTGATGTTGTCAGGGGAGCTAATAAGCAGCTTTACTCCAACTCTACCTCTAGTGAAGATACTTCCAGCACAGATCTATCTTCCTTTGATTCCGGCGGTTTTACGGTCGGCAGCAGTTCTGGCGTGAACGGTTCTAGTTCAACCTACGTTGGGTGGGCGTTTGACGCCGGAAGCTCCACCGTCACGAACACAGCAGGCTCCATCACTTCTAGTGTGCGAGCTAACGCCACAGCGGGATTTTCGATTGTCACGTACACAGGCACGGGTGCAACCGGCGGGTCTGTTGGGCATGGACTCGGGGTGGCGCCGGGTTTGATTATCGTTAAAAACCGTGATCGCTCTATTGTTTGGGTTTGTTATCACTCAGCACTGGGCGCCGGTTCTTACCTTTTTCTGAACACTACCGACGCAAAAGCCAATGAAAGCTCCTACTGGGGTAGCGGCGTCACTTCAACAGTGTTCGGCGTTCAAGCGAATAATGCTTCTGGCATCAACTACTTAAATGAAAAGCATGTGGCGTACTGTTTCGCCCCAGTATCCGGGTACTCTTCTTTTGGCAGCTACACCGGAAATGGATCGAGCGATGGTCCGTTTGTGTATACCGGACACAGAAGTCGGTTCTTGTTAATCAAGTGCAGTAGTTTGGGCGGTTCAGGACAAAACTGGATTATCGTTGATACGAGCAGAGACACTTACAACATTTCAGAAAACGTCTTGCGGCCAAACCTTTCGGACGCAGAAGTTGACTACGGGTTTGTGGATGTCCTGAGCAATGGGTTCAAGCTTAAAAACACAGATAACTCTGTGAATGGATCAGGGCAGACATACGTCTACATGGCACTGGCCGAATCGCCCTTCAATTACGCCCGCGCCAGGTGAGTAGTGAACAAGACTAATACGGAGAACTATGTTTATCTTAAATGAAAAACCCTTGGCACCAGATAGTGCCTTCAAAACTGAAGACGGTACACAGTACCCTGCAAACTGGCTCCGCTTGTCCACTCCTGAAGAGCGTGAAGCGATTGGCATCGTAGAAGTCCCGGACCCCGTTCAGGCATACGACCAGAGGTTCTATTGGGGTCCTGATCTACCGAAAGATCACGCTCAGTTGGTGGAGCAGTGGGTAGGTCAGGTCAAACAAACCGCTGGCACTCTCCTTAGCCAGTCTGATTGGTATATCACCCGCTTTGCTGAGACGGGCCGTGAAGCCCCCCAGAGCGTCCTTGAGCGGCGTTCCTTAATCAGGGTCATGAGCAACGAAAAGGAGGCCTTCCTGAACGCTACAGCGTCCACTGATGAGCTTGCTGCTTATGTCACCGGACCTGAGTTCAACGTGTGGGAAGTAGTTGCTCCTGAACCTGAGCCTGAAATTACTGAATAACTGTGGCAAAACCGAAAGGTGCCTTGAATAAGGTGAGCTTCGTTCCCGGTCCCCCGAAGAAAACTAAGCAGGGGCAGGGAACAAGGTCCCTTCCTAACCATGGCAGGAAAAAAACACGCGGTCAAGGCCGCTGATCTCATTCATTAACTTACCGTTATGATTACCATCTTTGGACTTAAGCTGACCTATGAGGCGGCTGTTTTCTTTGCACTCTTCATTGCTTCCGAGCTGATCGGTATTAGCAAATTCAAATCCAATAGTCTTGTTCAGATCTTTTTAAAGGTAGTAGATCTGCTTCGTCCTCTTCGTACTGAGGATGATAAAATTAAGCGCATCAAAGATTCTATCAAATGAATATCCAGATCCGAGACGTAATTAAATACTACAAAGGCCTGCCCAACCAGGATAAGGCGCTTGCTGAACTGCAAAAACTGCTAGATTCTAATAAACTGGCTGACAATAGCGCGTCTTGGGTCCAACTATGGCGCACTTCTCCTCCGTCTGTGCCAAATAAAGCCTTTGATAATACCTGGGATGGTATTGAAGCGGCAGCGGCAGCGGCTGGAGCTAAATTTCCCGAAGTAGTAGCTGCTCAGTGGGCCCTTGAGTCCGCTTATGGTACTGCTATTTCTGGAAAAAACAATTTCTTTGGCATTAAAGGGACTCCTGGTACGGTTAAAACCACCTGGGAGGACTATGGTAATGGTCCTGTGACTATTAAAGCCACCTTTAAGGACTTTGCCACGCCTTATGACTGTGTTAATCACCTTGTTACCCAGTGGTATAAGGATTATAAAGGTTATAAAGGTGTTAATCGTGCTGCCAACCGGGAAGATTGCGCCTACCTTCTTAAGCGTGAGGGGTATGCTACTGATCCAATCTACGCCCAAAAACTTATTAAACTTATGAAGGACCACGACTGATGGCTTCTCTTACTACTGGCGGCACTACTACCGCTGGAACCTTTCTGACTGGCGATACCACCACCGCTTTTGAGGTTGGAACTGCTCGTACCATTGCCCTTGGTGCTACCAGCGTTAACCTGGCTCTGACTTCTACCTGCCGGTTTGTGTCGCTGATTTGTACTGGTGGTAATCACTGCCATTATCAAATTGGTGTGGGTGCTCAAACTGCCTCTGCCACCACTCATTATCTAAAGACTGGCGAGCGTATTAGCCTTGCTGTGCCTATTGGTGCAAACATTGCTGCTATTCAAGGCACTGGTAGCAGCACGACTTTGTTTATTACAGAGTTGGTAAACTAAGGTGAGTACGAGAGCCACTGAAGATCAGTTTAACGAGCTTCACGGCCTTGTTACAAAAGAACTGATCCTCCGCATTCAAAGCGGAACTGCCACCACACAAGACATTCGTGCAGCGTGCGATTGGCTTGCTAAAAACAACGTTACCGGTCTTCCAATCTCTGGTTCGCCTTTGGCTGAGCTATTTGCAACCCTTCCCGACCTTGAGTTGGAGGATGTCGAACGTGTCATCCGATAATGATTCGGTGAGAAACATGATTGCCGCAGCAGTATTGGGACTGTTTGGTTGGCACTTATTGACCCTTCATAACATTGCTAAGTCTGTTGATGTACTCGTTCATCAGGTTGGACTCAGCAATCAACGCATCGAACGCTTGGAGAACTTCGTTTATTTTAAAGATGGCCCAGGCAAAGAGCAAGTCCGCTAAATACTACGCAGCCAACCCAAAGGCTGCTGCCAAGAAGGCGGCCTATCAACGCAAATTGAATAAAAAGCCAGCCGTTAAAAACGCTTCCGAAGAACGGTGGACTGAGCGCAGAAGGCGCGGCCTAGCGGGAAAGGGAGGCCCCGATCTTTCCCATACCAAAAAGGGGACAATGGTTCTCGAAAGTGCTAGTCGGAACCGCGCACGAAATGGCCACAACAACAAGAGCACTAAGAAATGAACAAGGGCAATTCTAAAGCTCCTGGGCTTTACGCCAACATGAATAAGCGCAAGGCAGCGGGTACTTCCCGTTCCAAAAAGAACTCTACAATTACCCCAAAAGCCTACGCCAACATGAAGGCAGGCTTTCCTAAAAAGAAGAAGACGAAGTAAACCACCGCAGTAGGCACAATGCCTCTCAAAGATCCTTCTGAGTACTTATTTCTTTTAAGGGCCATGACCTCCTCTGATGCAAAGCGGATGTGGCGAGCTGCAATTAAAGATTACTGGAATAACCAGTGTGTTTATTGTGGCTCGTCTGACAATCTGACGTTGGATCATGTTCATCCAAAAGCACGCGGAGGCCACGATACTACCAATAATGTAGTATGTGCGTGTCTTTCTTGCAATCAAAGCAAAGGCTCGTCCCATTGGCTTAGCTGGTGGGTATGTCAGGAAACATTTTCTCTTGACAACTTTTCAAAAGTCCTGTCCTGGACTACTACCTAAGAACATTTATTCTTTAAAAAAATGGCTACTCTTCCTGCTGGTGGTTCCGCTTTCGGTTCCATTTCTAACGCCCCTGGTCGTCAAAGTGAGGACGAACTGAAGAACCGTACTCATACCACCAAAAACGTGTCCGGTGGTGTTACTACTACGACCACCGTCCCCGCTACCTTCGCCGCTTCTGCTACTACCGTGGCTCTGAATGCTACCGTTAGTGCTGCTAAAACTGCCATCCTTGCCGTGCGTAAGGCTGATCGTGTGCCCTCCTCCAACAACGCTAACAAGACTGGCCGTGTGCGTCGCGTGGATGTTGTTCAAGGCACGATTCTGACCCTCAACACGCTTGTTGGTGGCTCTTCCTATACCAACGGTAGCTATACCGGTGTTGCTTTGACTGGTGGTACGGGTACTGGTGCTACTGCTGACATTACCGTTTCTGGTGGTGCTGTGACCGCCGTGACGCTTGTTAGTGGCGGCTCTGGCTACGATGTGGGTGAAGTGCTGAGTGCTGCTGCTGCTAACATTGGTGGTACCGGTTCTGGATTCACCATTACTGTGGCTACTACCTCTGGCCCCATTAACGCCTGATTATTATGGCCCCTCGTAAAACAAACAAAACAGACCCTCGCAATAAAGCCACTCCTGTTAGCAAGCTGCGTGGGGCTGCAAAACAAGCACGCATCTCTAAAGTTACCAAAGCTGAAGCAGGTCCTCAATCCATTCGTGGGGGTATGGCCCCTGGGGCAGGGCGTTCTAAGCCCGTTGGTACCGGTGGTGGTGGGGTGACAAAACCGTCTGGGTCGCCTAAGATGGTAAACGCCAACAAGCCTACCATGCAAAAGCTGGTGCGTAAGGCAGCCCAGGCTCGTAAAGCAGCTTCGAATCGTCCCCTTGTTAAGCCAGTAGAAGCACAGCGGCTCATGTCGCAACGGGCTCCTGGTATTCGTCAAGGGGCTGCTCAGCTTCGTCAACAGGCTGCTGGTACCACCTCACCCGCATCTCAAGCTCGTGCTTCTGCCCAAGGTAAGGCCCTTCGTAAGGCTGCTGAAACCCGTCGTAATGCCCGTGCGGCGTCCCAGCGTATGGCTGGTAAGCTTGCCAAAGCAGGAGCTGCTCGTGCTCTTGGTACGGTTGCTCGCCGTATGCCTCTTGCTGCTGCTGCTGCTGAAGGTCTCACTGCTCGTAATACTGCTGATGGTACTCTGTCTGCCGCTATGAAGCGCGGCGACTATAAACCCAAGCAAGGCCCCAGCCCCAAGACGACTCAGGCTTCCTTTAACAAGAAGTCCTTTGACCAAGCGTTTAAGGCTGCCCGTACTTCTGGTGCTAAGCAATTCACCTGGCGTGGTAAGAAGTATACTACCAAGATGAAGGGCGAGTAATCATGCCCCTCAAAAAAGGATCTTCTAAAAAGACCATTTCCAAAAACATCAGTAAGATGGTAAGGGAGGGTTACCCACAAAAGCAAGCCATTGCGGCAAGCCTGTCTTCGGCGGGCAAGGCCCGTAAAAAAAAGAAATGATGTGCTAGGATGCACAGGCCCCCTCCTCCCTGCGCGTGGGTGAGGGGGTTGACTTGGTGTGGTCATAAGCCTGTCCTTTGCTTTTTTCTCATGTTTTCTGTTCTAACTACTCTGTCCGTTATCACCAGTTGGTATGGCCCCGGATTTCATAACGGTGTCACTGCAAATGGTGAACGATTCAATCAAAACGGCCTTACGGCGGCCCACAAAACCCTTCCATTTGGTACCAGGCTCCGTGCTTGTTACAAAAGATGCGTTGTTGTTCGGGTCAATGATCGCGGTCCCTATGCCCACGGCAGAGGATTAGATCTAAGTAAAGGTGCGGCTGATGTTATCGGTCTCACGAACTCTGGAGTTGGAAACGTTAAGATCACACGTCTTAACTAAATAAATACATAGGCGCTGTTATTGGCGTCTAGGAGGGGCTACAACGCCCCTTTTTTATCATTTAGGTACCCTATGCCCAAAACCACATTAAAGGCACCTCAGAGACCCTTAGAGGACCGACTGAGTAAATCCTTTCCGTTGTTCCTTTCTCTTGTATGGAAATCGCTAGACCTGCCTTCTCCAACAAGAGCACAACTTGCTATTGCTCAGTATCTTCAAAATGGACCAAAACGACTCCAAATTCAAGCATTTCGGGGACTTGGAAAAAGCTGGATCGCTGCTGCCTTCGTTTTGTGGACGCTATGGAACGACCGTGATAAGAAGATCCTTGTTATTTCTGCGTCTAAACAAAGAGCTGATGACTTTACCATATTTACTCAGAAATGTATTTTGGAGTTTGATTGGTTGGCTCATCTTCGCCCTATGGACGATGACCAACGGTGGTCCCGAGTTTCGTTTGATGTTGCCGGTTGTCGTCCGGCTCAAGCGCCATCAGTTAAAAGTGTCGGCATCACCGGTCAGATTACGGGAAGCCGAGCCGATCTTATCGTATTCGATGACGTTGAGGTTCCCGCTAACTCTGCTACCGACCTCATGCGTGAAAAGCTATTGCAGTTGGTTACTGAGGGCGAATCCGTCCTTACGCCGAAAACCGATTCTCGTATTGTGTTTCTCGGGACGCCACAAACTACTTTCACGATTTATCGTACGCTTCGAGAAAGAAACTACCGACCCTTTGTCTGGCCCGCTCGGTACCCCAAAGACCTTACCGGATACGAAGAAGTCCTAGCCCCGCAACTTATTAAGGACCTTGAACGGGATGGGTTGGATGCCCTGTCTTGGAATCCTACCGATAGTAGATTTTCTGAGATTAACCTCCTTGAACGTGAACAAAGTATGTCACGGAGCAACTTCATGCTCCAGTTCATGCTTGATACCAGCCTTAGTGATGCCCTTAAGTTTCCACTCAAGCTATCTGACTTTTCCGTCCTGCCTCTGGATATGGAAAAAGGACCAAGCGACCTAGTGTGGGGTGCTGACAAGGAAACCCTTCTTGATCTGCCTGCTGTTGCCCTTCCTGGTGACCGATGGCATAGGCCAAAAAATACTGCGGAATTTACCCCTTGGGGGGAAACAATCGTTGCCGTTGACCCCTCTGGTAGAGGAAAAGACGAAACGGTTGCCATAATCCTTTCTCAAATAAACGGATACCTCTTTTTAAGAGATATTTTTGCCAATCAAGACGGATACTCTGATTCAACCCTTTGTGAAATTCTTAGAAGGGCTAAAAAATACAAGGCTTCTATGTGCCTTATTGAATCTAACTTTGGTGATGGTGCTGTCATGGAACTTATGAAGAAGCACGCCCAAGAAATGAAGATCGGTCTATCGTTTGAAGAGGTCAGAGCCACGACAAGGAAGGAGGATAGAATCATTGATACTTTGGAACCAATCCTTAACCAACACCGCCTGGTCATTGACCAACGACTGATTGAGTGGGACTATCGATCAAATGGTGACATGGCCCCCGAAGAACGGCTTCCACGGATGCTCATGTACCAGCTAACGCGGATGTGTCGTGAGAAGGGGGCGGTAAAGCACGACGACCGAGTAGACGCACTCGCATTGGGTGTTAAGTACTTCCAAGACATCCTTGCCATTTCTGCACGGGAAGCACAGATTGAACAAAAACGCATGGAGTGGAATCAGATGATCACCGCCTTTATTGACCACCCCCAAGAGGCCACAGATCGCCTTGTTCTTGGTAAAAATTTTGAAGGCGTTGGATCTGGCGAAAACGGCGTCTATAACTGGGTTTAGAAGAAGGGGACCAGTATTACCAGAAGAGTGGTGCCTTCTGGTGTGGAACAGCGGTAATAGAAGGGGGTGGACCGAACACTGTTTTTCTCGTCCCTCCCTTCGCCAACCCTATCCACTGTCTATCCCTTTAATTTGCACCAAAACATCCCATTTAAACATTTGCAAACCCTCTTGGTAGACACCGAAGAGGCGACCCAAATAACGGGCATGGAAGGAAGAAGGGATGGACAAAAACACAATTGACCGACTGAAGGACATGACTACCCTTCCCTTTCTTGTTTTGGGGCCGACAAGGAATTGAAAAAGACAAACACAGTTAATGGGGGCCGGGGCTCTGAATTTGAAGGGAGTGAAACGACCGAAAATGAAGACCAAGGAAACCACCCGAAGGGGGGTTGACGCGGAGCTGACCCAATAGCTATAGTTAGTGAAGGACCAAAGGTCCGGAACGGTAGGTTTGCTGGTTTGTTAAGACACAGAAAAGGAAGACACCGAAGGTGGATTCCGTGTGTTAAGACAAAAAAGAAAACCTGACTATAAGACAACTAAAGATTCTTTTTCTTATCTTTAAAAACAGAATAAAACAAAGAAAATAAAACAGCTATAACAGGATATGTCATGGCATAATATGCCGCTACATATCTAGTTATATACAGCTATTACCGCCTTAACAACCTTCCACCAATTAACCCAATGACCAACTCTGTAAAGCTCATTAGCATTACACCTAACGCAGAAGAAACTATTGCTTATTGTGCTAGGGTAAGTAATCCATCTAACCAAGAGAACCACCAGACAGTGGATAAGCTTCTTGGATATTGCATCAGACATAACCATTGGTCGGTGTTTGAGATGGCTAACTTAGTTATGGAGGTTAATACTACTCGTGCCATCAGTCCTCAAATCCTTAGACATAGGTCGTTCTCCTTTCAGGAGTTTTCCCAACGCTATGCAAAGGTCTCCGACTTGGGTGGGATTGATCTTCCGCACCTTCGGCGTCAAGACACAAAGAACAGACAGAACAGCATAGACGACCTTTCCATCGAACAAACTCAACTGCTGTATCGAAGAACGGCTCAGTTGTTTGCTGAGGCAGAAGACCTCTACATGGAGATGGTCAGTAAGGGCATTGCAAAGGAGTGTGCTAGGGAGGTCCTACCTATGGCTGCACCGACACGGCTCTATATGAATGGGACCGTGCGTAGTTGGATTCATTACATTGAATTAAGAACTGGCAATGGTACTCAGGTTGAACATAAACAGATCGCTGAACAAGCACGGACTATCTTTTCTGAAAACCTTCCAATGATTTCGAGGGCACTGTTGTGGACATGACTTACGAAGAATACAAAAAGTGGTTGGATATTAAGACCACACTAGAAAAAGAAAAGAGGACGGATAGCCCCTTTTATTCTGAGGCGGTGTCTAGACTCTATCGTAGACCAGTACCACCCTACCCAAAGGCTGATGCTCGGATCACTAAAGACGACCAAATTTAAAGACATATACAACCTGAGTAACAGTTGGCCGCTATGGGCTCGTCATCTGCTGCTTGGTCTTCTTGTTAGTGTGGAAGAGTGGTGGATCAATGCTAAAACGGTTCAAACCGTAGATGAAGCGATTAAGGAGGTAGAGCCGTATCTGCCTCCCTCAGGGGTTCCTGATCCGATCTATTCGGAATCTGGTGATGGCTTCTTTGATGAGATGCGTCTTACTGCCCCCTGGAAGGCCCTAGAAGACCCCTCTGACTCCCCGCAGGTGTGAGTACACCTACGGCTCCTCGGAGGGCCCTTCCTGACGCTTGTAGACACACCTAATAATTTTTGGCAGAAATTTGTGAACCCCTTATACGCGGGCAGCGGCGCCCCAAGCCCCCCATGGCGGGTACCGGGGTAGCATGTAACGCGCGTGCCCCCGTGCGTGTGCGCGTGTGTGCGGGCCCAGGCGGGTGTGCGCGTACCTGTGCGCGTGTGTTCTTGTTTTATAAAAAAATCTGTGCGATCAGCCCAGCTTATCATTGACATAAGCAACACTTATCACAAAAGGGTTGACACAGGGGGGCGGTGGGGGTTACCTTGTGTTCATCGGTCGAGGAGCTGCCGCGAATGGCAAGCCCACCAACACCGACAGACCCTTCCCATTGTGTGAGGGGTTGACAAACCCAGGCCCTAGGGTCTACCATTGCCTCAGTTCACACCACACCACCACCGCCATGATTCGGTTCATGTCGCGGGTGTCGCTCAAGCTGGCTGACCAGGCTCTGCTTAGCTACATCCGCAAGCATCCGGGCTCACGCCTGTTTGAGATCAACGCTGCCACACTCAAAAGCCACCATAGCTGGGGAACCAAGTCTGTGCTGGCCCGCCTTGAGTCTGAGGGCTGGTTGTATGTCCAACGCTCACAGCATGGCAAGCGCATTCCACCACGTTACTTTGTGTTGGCTGAGCGCGGCTATCCTAAGGCTTATCTTCCTGTTTGTGGTTAGGCAAATGTTACTCTTTGTGTCAGCCATTGCCCTGATTGCGGCGGCTACTGCTACTGTTCCTGGTGTCAGCATTCTTTGTCTTGCTGCTGGCGTTGGTTGTATCATTCTTGAGGCCTTTATCTGATGACAAAAGCACAAGCTGTCCTAGAGTTCCGTGAGTGCATCGGCTCGATGTACCGTGGTGACAAGATCGCTCAACGTGAAGCGTGGTTAAACTTTCTTGACACTCTTTGTGAAGATAAGTTAATCACACAACACCAGCGCGATACTTGGACAACACCAGTACGCTAAGCTAACCTTTCTGTTCTACCATCCGCACCCAATTCGATGGCACAACAAGCCCACAAGAAACCCGTTGCCGTTACTCGGTATATTAAGGCTATGCTACTGCTGGCCAGTGAGACTGACATGCATGAGGGTAAAGAATGGTATCAACGTGCGTACGATCTTGCCGTTAGGTTGATGCACGTCTATGATCTTACCCTGGGTCAGGCTATCGGTGTCATTGCTGCACTATCTCCTAACAACAAATGGGAACGCAATTGTCAGGATGCTGAGGCACTGATCAAAGCACACTGGCTAGGCTCTGACCCTAAGCTGGTTAAGGTTTGCACCTTTAATAAGAACAAAGACAAGGCCATTGAGATACTTAACCTAGATCCTGATGATGAGGATTTAAGCGATAAGATTCAGTCTATCTTATCTGGTCGTAAGGTTGTTGCATTCTACCGATGCATCTCAGGGTTTAAGGATACTGTTTGTGTTGATGGCCATGCCTATGCTATCTGGCTAGGTGAGAGGATACCTACAACAAAGACACCCTCTATCTCAAAGACCCTCTATGACACGATCACACGCGCCTATGTGAATGTGGCTAAGGATTCACATTCTGTCTGTGGTGAATGCTTGACCCCTGCTCAAGTTCAGGCTGTTACTTGGGTTACCTATCGTCGCCTTCTTGGTTACTGATCATGAAAAGCACCAAGCCCCAACTTGTTTGGATCCTCAAGCACACCTTCTGTGATGGCACGGATGTTATCTCAATCTTTGCCAGTTATGAAGCGTTGATGATTAGATTGTCTCGCATTCTTGAACATGCGGATGAGGATGATGCCTATGAGATTCTTCCTAAGATTCCACAAACAGAAGCAGTAGAACAAAAGTTTCTTGATGATCACCTTA